TCACTAGGATTTACGTTGCCAACAATAATAGATTCAAATAATTTATCCAAAACAATACCTTTTTTAATAAGATTTTGATTTGAAAGAATATCTTCTTCTTTTGCTGTCATATGTTTTATAGTAATTCTACCCGAAGCCAATGGGTGGTCTTTTGGGTAAACCTTACCCTGTGATGGAAGGTCTAATACTTCCGTTGGAAAATCATATTGTGTTTCTACCATAACGTTATTCGTTTTTAAGTTTGTATATATAAATACATAGAAATTAAAAAATTGGAAATAAAAAAGGGGATACTTTTGATATCCCCTTTGTTTTTATATGTTTTCTTAAATTAGAATTCAAGAATTGCGTAATCGTAAGATAGTGTTAATTCAATGGTTGCAACTTCATTTGATGAAAAATCTAATTCACCAAAGTTTGCTTGTTGAATAAATGCACCTTTTAAAGTCCATTGTTCAATTTTATCACCAACAGGTCCTAACAAATAGAAAGTAATATCTTTTTTATAGAAATCTGCATATCCACGTCTACCAGTAATTGATTCATGTCCTAAACGAATCCAATCCATTACCTTTTGTGCTGCAGAAGGTACAATTGGGTCATACAATGTAATTGTTAGGTCTTGCCAATCACCTTTACCTTGTAATTTTCTTTTTACGTTGATATGGTCTAATGCAATTGTTTCAAATTGAATTGTAGGTCTGTTCATCGCCTTTACAAGATATGAAGGGATAGTATCTATCTCCATCACATATCTATTTTTCATTTTAGGTTCGAAGTTCGTATAGAACATCTTGTCAAACTCTAATATTTCTGCCATTTTATTATCCTTTTATTTTATATTAATAAATATCTACTTCCTTTATTTTCGTATTATGCTGAGAAACTTGCTCCAGTTGGTAAGATGTTGAAATCTATTACGATAAATTCCGCCGTCTTAGCCGGTTGTAAGAAAATTTGTCCTGCTAATATGTTTCTATCAATTACATCAGGTGTGTTGTTACTTTCATCCATTACAACTTTAAAGGTATAAAGTCCTTGTCTTTGTTGTACTGATTCTAAGTAAGGGTTCACAGTGTTTAAGAATCTTTGTCTAGTTGTAGAAGTATTTTGTTCGAATACTAAGAAACGAGATGTTGATGCAACGAATTTTTTCAAGTTGATAAGTAATCTTCTAACATTGATTCTATCTAAAGCAGATGCCTTATCTTGCAATGTTTTCTGTCCGAATGCTACAATACCTTGTCCAGGGAATGCCGCAATTGGGTTTACTTTGTTCTCATATAGAGTATCTCTTTCAGAGTGTGTTAATCTATTCAATACACTAACTGCTCCGGTAATACCACCTCTATTCAAACCTGCAGGTGCAAACCATTCAGCTGCCAATCTATCGTTTGCTGCATATACTGCAGGTAACAATGTAGAAGGTGGAACTGTAGTTAATTTGTTTGTGTTACTATCAATTGTTTTCATCCAAGGGTAGTAAGTTGCTACATAGTTTGAATCTACTGAATTTGCTTGCTCAGTTGCTTCAGTAATTGTATCATCATAATCGTTGAAATCGGCGATATAGAAACAATCTTGTCTTTCCTCAACCATATCAATTGCTTTAGAAGTAACGGATGGGTGAAGGCTTCTTACGATACCAGGTGTTACCACCATATTGATATCATATTCATCAGGATTAGATACTGCGTTGATTGCTTTAGTATATGCTATTGAACCATTTTGTGATGAGTTCGAACAATTAAATCCTTGTGTGTTTGAATTTCCCCAATCAGTATCACCAGCCTTAGCTTTTCTTACGGTTGGATTAGTACCATCAAACCCATATTGAAATCCTAATACAAATTGTCTTTTAACCATATCAGTTGATGCCGAACCAGTCATTACATATGATAATTGTGAATCAAATGCGAATACTACGTTAGCACCATTTAATGCTCCGTCAGGAATTGGTTTTAAATATTGTTTGTTATCTATTGCTTTATATGCATCTTCAAAATCAAATCCAGCAAAATATATAGGAGATGATGATGTGTTGTTTGCTGAGCCTGTTTGATAATTTACTGCAGGCACCCATGCATCTTCAGTTGTAGAATTTGTTTTAATTGGATTCACATATGCTGCGTGTCCAAATGGTGCTGCCGATATTGGATAAGAACCTGGTCCTAAGATATTAGAATTAGCATCTAATACAACCACTCTTACATTGTTTGATTTATTTGAGTAATCACCAGTTTCAGTTAATTTTCCATTAGAATCGATTGTTAACTTTCTATCGCCAATTCTTCTAGCTATATAGTTAGGAGATGCAGGGTCTAAGTTTACGTTATTATATGTTTCAACTACACTCTTTCTCTTATCAGTATCACTAAATGAACGAATGGTTACAGTAAATGTTGAATAATCAGTTGAACCATCTTCACCAGCCGCTTTTACATTAGAAATACCAACTTTAAATTTAGTATTATATAATGTACCATGTCCTATTGTTTCAAATTTAAATAAGTTATATCTTTCACCACTAATTAATTGAGATACTACGATTGGAGTTTCTGCTTCACTAGCATCACCATACACTTGTGTTGGTAAGTTAACTTCGTATATTCGTACACCTTGTAAAGCACTATCATTTTTAAATCCTAATGATGAACTTTCAAAATACAAATATCCATAAGCTGCTTTAGCACCGAATGGAGATTCACCAAATACATCAGAAATATCATTTGTAGCTTCTTGAAAAATTGATGCAGATACACTAGCTGCTCCAGAGCCAGAACTAATTAGTCCTGATATTACGAATGAACCAGATGTTGATACACTGCTTGTAATATTAGTAGAAGCATTTAAAAATCCAACACCCTCATCACCAAAATTAGTTGAATATAAAACTCCAACTAGTTTTTTACCTTGAGAACCGGATGCTAATATACCCAAAGGTGCTGCCTGTGAATAACCACCAATTCCGGCAACTCTTACAATTGTTGCTTGTCCAGCTTCTCTTAAATAATTTTGTACTGCGTATTCGGTATAATAAGTTCCATCAGGTGTTCCGAAGATATCTTCAAATTCTGATTGCGTTCTTACGATTGTTGGAACGAATGCAGGTCCTTGTTTAAAAGGTCCTATAAATGCCGCTCCAATTTCTCCAACTCCTTGAGCTAAGAAGGATAGGTCATTTTCTTTTGTGAATACGCCAGGTGATACGATTCTTTCTGCCATTTTATTTCTTCGATTTGTATTTTAAGTTTGTATTAGTAATAACTTACAGTAATACTCATATAAATATAAACAAAATATTCAAAACACAAATTAATTATTAAGAATCGATATTACAATCTACAATTATATTTTTGTATTTTGTTTAAACAGGAGCTGCTTCAGCTATATATGGAGTTACACTGCCAGATGTTGGTGACCACGGTAGGTCTACTTCAGCAACTTCTAACTTAACCCATTTTTTATCATTTATTTGTTTTTCAATTACTCCATTTATGTGTGGCCAATAATTTGTAGAAGCTGAACCACTTACGTGGTTTTTAATCCAACCAATAACTTGTGTTTCTGTTAAATCATTATATGTTGTAAAACTAGCTGTGTTTATTGTGTTAATATTGAACGGTGTTGCTCCGGTAAAAGTACCTACATTACCATCTTCATCTGTAGCCGTTAATTTCCAATTTGTACCAACAACGGCATCATTTATATTAGCGCTATTTTGTTTTTTAAGCCCTATTAACTTCCATTCGTATGTATATCCCATAATAATTGTGTTTATATTGTATAAATATATCTATTTTTTTTTTACACTTCTAATGAACCACTATAATAATCAGTAGTTAAAAGGTGTCTATATGCTTGTGCTATATGGTCTAATTCAGATGGTACTTCTAACATAAATTTACATTTGTGGTCCATTCCTTCAGTACCAATTGATACTCCATATTTATTATCAGCTGGATTGATTCCCATGAACCCAATCGGCTTTGCATCCGCATCTCTGGCTGCTTTATCTTTATAAATAGTTACTGCTACTTCTGCAGTATATCCAGCAGCCCAATATACCTCTGTACCTATGCTTCTATCCATTGGTGTCAAACCATCTGGCATAGATAGGTCAACTGGTGGTTTAAAGTCTGCCATTCTTTTTTCCACCTTTACATTTGTTACAACATGATATGCATTTGGTGCAATTAGTCCAGTTCCTGGTAATTCGTAATCTCTTAAAAGTGCCATAATCTATTCTTTATTAATATTAAGTATTAAATCTTTAATTTTTTGTAATTCTTCTTTTAGTAAATTAATTTCATCGGCTTGCTTATTGATAATAATTTGTTGTTCTTTAAATC